GAATTTCGGCGATATCCTTGGCCGCCGAAAAATGGAAAATATTCAGCTCCTGGGCCGTTCTGAATGCGTCGCTTTCGTAGCTGTACGTAAAACCCAAATCGGCCAATTTGACGGCCTTTGCATCTAAAGCGGTCAGCAAGTTAAGCCGTATAAAGTCAAATAAATCGGGGTGAAACGACACGCCCCCGACCGCATGTTGAATGATGCGGTCGGTTAAGCTATCGTCAGCTAGTTTGATGGGGGTTTCGAAAGTTGCCCCGCTCCCCGGGGCTGATGCGAAAAAATTCCACAGCTGCTTGAAAAAGTTCGATTCGCTGTTCTCGATCGGTTCGCCCGGCTCGGCAGGCTGACCGGCTACGCGGTTTATTGCAATGCCGCCCGTGGGTGCTGCCTTGCGCGCGACCGTTTCGCCATCGGCCGCAACGGGTATTCCATAGCGGTCGTGAATAAAATAGGTAGGTATCTCAATGATCTCAGATAGCTTCACAATTTCATCAACCGTTAAAGCCTCGGGACTTTCGGGAAAAATGAACGAACCGCCCGACACGGGAAAACCGCGTTTTTCAAGAATAGGCTTCACGTAGTGATTCAACACGCGCTGCACGTATTTCATGTCGGCCTTGGTGATATCGCCCAAAACTTCCATGTGGGTTTTCGACTGCGAAAGGCTTGAGCCGTCTAGGGTGGTCATGATCTGACCTAGGATCGTTACAAGCATTTCTACGTTGCACTGAGCAACGAAGTCGTTGTGTGCACCCCCTGTTGAGTTACCAATCAAGTTTGTCTGAGTAATTTCAGACTCCTTAGGCACTACCACCCAAGGCGCCGAACCAGCCTTTTCAAAGGCTTCCTCAAGCAGTTGCTTGCTTTGCGGATCATTCGCATTGTACTTGCCAATGCGCTGTGGCATGCCAAATATTTCGAGCCATTCAGCCCAGTCGCCAAAGCCGCCACGCTTCCAAATTGCAAATGGCGCTGCCTTCATCAGTAGGCCAAACTGGCGCGGTTTGCCGAGGATCAACAGATGATCGTCGCCCTCGTAAGGCACGCCGCTTTCGTCCGAATCGTTGATTAAGATGCTCTTATTTTCGAGCTTGATGTGCTTAGGAGGCAGCGGTTCAAACTCGAAACCGCTTTCAATATTGAAGTTGAATTCACCACCCGCGCGCCCCCAGAATCGCACCTGCATGATGGTGTCGAGTAACTGTTCGAATCCGGGCGAATCGATCAATTGAATCATTTGCTCGTTTTCCTCGCCGTTGGCGTCCTGAAACGTTAATTCGGCAAGCTTGATTGCGTCGATGCGCTTGGTGATTGCGTTCGACAAGATGCCGTCAAGCATCAAGTCTTCGAACAGATCGTAAATTGCTTTCACCTTGCCTTTATCGGCGTTGGTGTTTGCATTTCGCCAGGTGCTAATATCCGACGTATTTCGGTTGGGCGCCTTTATGATGATTTGATTCACTACAAGCTGTTCGTTTCCTGTGGCTTTTTTCACTTTAACTGCCATTTTTATATTGAATTAAAAGTGTTGTACTTTTTTTGGATTGCTACCGTAGCGGATGCCAGCCGTTAGCGGCAAACCGTCTTCGGTGTTGAGCGTGGGCAAATCGGGCAGGATGTTGCCTTTTTGCACGTCTTTGAACCATTGCACTGCCCGGTCGTATACCTGTTTGCGGTATTCGTAATTAACCCCAGCCGCGCTAAGTTTTACAATGTGGAAGGCGGCCAAGTCCTTGCACATTGTAAGCAGCAGCGCGTTGCGGTTGGCTGCCTGTTGTGCGAAGATTACCGCGCGGTCGTAGTTTCCTAAATAGCCTTTTGCCTCGCCCATGGCCGTATCGATGGCCGCTTGCACGATGGTGTCATCGTTGCGCGTAATTACATCTACGTTTTCCTCGTAGAGGTAGGCCTTCATTTCTGCAATTGTTAGGAAGCTCATATTACTTGAATTTAGGGGGGATGTGAGTCAATTGCGTATCGAACCAACAGAACGGCTGCATGTTGGTGCTATTCACGTGCCAATCCCAAACGCCTAGATGTTTCTGGCGTTGAATATCGTCGCGCGTCATGGCGCGATAGCGTTGGCCAACAAAGAACACACGGTAACGCTTATTTGTCTCCCTGTTCAGCTTCACGGCCTGTTTGATGGCCTTATTGCGAAAAAATCGGCTACCGTAGAAGCGTGTTTGAATGGCCCACGCAAAGGCCTTGATGTGCAAAATGATTCGTTTCATTTTAAAATCTTTTTTTGCTGTTATGCTTAATCCGCCCGACTTTGATTGAATCGGGCTTTGTTTGTGCTATCTTTTCGTTTATGATCTGCACGCCACCTTCAACGCAGTCGGGGCCGTCGGCAGGTGCCTTTAATTGAGGTGTGAAAAGTTTGAATTGATCTTCCAAGCGCTTCATGTGAGGGTTGTTTTGTTCATCAATGTTAAATATCAATTGCCCCTCGCGGTTCAACGGCTCAAGTGTGCCCTCAATACGGGTGCCTTTTTCGGGCTTCTGGCGCGCGTCGGGCGTGATGTTTATAAACCCCTTTTCTTTGCCCTTTTCAAACAAAGCAGGCTTGGTAATTTGCTCGTAGAAAGGATTCTGAAGGGTGTTGTTTTCGATGTAATTAAACACCTGTGTTTTGCCTGCCACGTAGTCTCGCTGCGCATAGAACCAATCGACAAACGTGGCCTGCGTGGCCTGTTCAAGAAATCCTTTATACACGTAGAAACGGCCATCTTTGTATCCGATCAGGAATTGAGCCTTGAAGGACACGCCCTTTTTTTGTTTGTCCTGGTTAGAGGTTGAAGGGTCGGCATAGTTGACTACAAATTGAAGCGAGCTGAGCGGTGGACATTTGCCCCACGTTATTTCTTTGAAAATTTTGCCCTCGCTCACGGGGTTGTTCATGTATTCGCCTTCGAAGGCCTTGGTGCTGATCTTCGACCGTATGCGCGCAATGTGCTCGGGTAAATTCTTTTCAGGCCAATTGCTTTCGCCGTGGCTGTTGATGAGGTTCACTGTTTGCACAATGTCGGCCATCTTGGCCGCGCGAGCTATGCAGCAATCCTCTGCTATTAAGTTGCCAAGAAACACAACTTGAAAGGGCTTTGAAATAGAGCGCGTACCATACACCGCTTTCTCGAACCAGTCCCACCGCTTTTGAATGATTAGCGGATTCTCGACATCTTCATCTGTGTCGATGTCGGAAATGATCACTTTGTCCGGGCGCACTTCCTCGTTGCGGCTTCCACGGGGCGACTGGCCAGCGCCGACCGCAAGAAACGAAACGCCGTCGACTGTTGTAAAGTCGCCATCCGTCCAGGAGCCTAGCTTTTGCTGTTGGCCGTAATCGGCAATGATCCGCGCGTTTGCTTCGAGGTTGATCTTGTACGGCTTCAGCAAGTCGCACGCCTTGTCGTTGCTGTTCGATATAAAAAGGATGTTTTTTTTGCTTTTTTGCGCAAGCACTTGAAACAGCGTGATCATCATTTCAACCACGTCCTTTGCCATTTCGCGGCTCCACATGCGCACCGCATACAATTCGGGGTCGGAAAGCTCCTGTTTGATGGCTTTTTTATGAAACCAAGCAGGCGGCGCGTAGGTGTACTTTGGGAAATAGTACGAGTTCCACGCAACCGGATCGGCTTCAAGGCGCTTCTTTCGCTTCTTTCGCTCGTCTTCGGTTTCGTTTTCGTCGGCCTGTACGTCTTTAATAAATGCCTTAAAGTACAGTTCCCAGTCCTTACCAGCCGCGCGGTCAACGGGTTTCAATGCAGTAGCCATTTGTTAGCGTTTTAGTTGATCCTTGATGAACTCGTTAAACACGTTTGCTACTAGCAGCGTGTCGGTGCTATTGTTGCCGCGCATCCAGTTGCCAATGCGTTTTGCAACCTCTACGACGTCGGAAATAGACGCTTCGGTTTCTAGGCGATTGATCGAAGTTGTAAGCTTGCTAATGGTGTCGGCTTCCTTGTTGTTTGCAAAACGTTTACCCGGTTCGCGCTCCATGATCGACGTGTTTAATTCGTCGAGCTGCAAGTACAGCCGGTCGAGTTGAGCCGAACGGGTTGCGAGCATGGAGCGGCGCAAAGCTTCCCAATTTTCAGCTTTGTACCACTTGTTCATTGTAACGACGGACACGCCTACGATGCTTGCCGCTTCTTTTTGCGACATGCCCTGTTTGCAAATCAGATCGGCCGCCCAGCTCTTTAGGTCGGCCTTTTTCGTTGTTGCCATATTCGTTTGATTTTAAGGCGAAACTACAACGTACAATTCTATTAAAATAAATAACGAGCCATTATGACATGTTTTTATGTCATAA